TATATAATGAACTAATAAAATCATAAATATTTTAAATATAGATATAAAATTAGTATTAGAAAATGTTATTTTTGTATTTACATAATTAAATATTATAAATAATATAAATAATATATCACGTAGTGCTATTATTATAAAGAATGGATATGGATTAAATGGATTTAATTTATAAAAATATAAAATAAAAGCTATATATATATCCAATAAGAAAATAAGAAGAACCAATACATATTATATACTATATTTTTTTTTATTAATCAATTTAGTCTGAGTTTTAGTATATTCACTAAAATATTTATCTAATAGATATTTCATAAAAATTTCAGGTGTATTAGATATTTCAGTTGCGTTAAACATTAAATGAACCCAATTATTTTCACAATCTTTTTTTATATTTTCTAATAATTCTATTGTGGTTTTAAATTTTATAGATAAGTAATTGTCTTTTTTAAATTTAGAGTATAAATATGAAATAATTCTCCATATATCAAAAGCGAATAATATTATCCTTATATTTGTTTTATTTAATTTTTTAAATATTTTTTTATCTAATTTAGGGTTTTTCTTAAATGGGTCCTTATAAAAACGCTTACATTGATGAATTATTTGACTACATATATCTTCAAAATCATCTTTATATAATATCATAGACCTTCCAAAATCCCATATTTTTAATATATAACCATAATTCGGGATAAAATAATCACTATTATTAATACTATATAACCAATAACCATTGGCCTCAATATTACTAATTAAAATATTACCCCCATGTAAATCAAAATGACATATATTACATAATTTATGTATACTATATATTCCACTTAGTATTTGAAAAATAAAAGAATGAAACATAATATCATTTATATCTTCAATATAATTATTCGTTAATATATCTTTTAAAGAACTATCACATAATTCATTTAGTATACATAATGAGTTATTTCCAAAACCTTTTTTTTTCTCCATTTTTTTAAAAATATCATTTTTGGACTTATCATTTTCTATTTTTTTTCGTATAGTCAGATTATTGTAATATTTCAATATATTAGGATTTAAATAATCGTTAATTTTACAGTTAGTACATATAAAATATAAATATATTATAGGAACATTAGGACAATTATGATTTTTTATTAAATTATATATCATTTTTAATATATATAATTCTTTCCAAGATTTATAATTTAAATCCATTATTTTACTTGATTCTGAATTAATTAACGGTATTAACTTCAAGGCACAATATAGTTGTTTATCCTTTATTTTTATCAGAAATTTATATGCCTCAGCATCCACACTTCCACCGATTTCTCCTAAATGAGATAATATATAATCGCTGAAATGTAGTTTAAAAGATTTTATATATAGTATAATTAATTCATCATGCTTCATTTTTTTAAATTTATTTTTAAATAGATTTAAAAATGATTCTCTTATCATCAGGGCATATTTTTTTCTAGATGAAATATTTACTAAATATTTTAAATCTATCATATAGATTAAGTATATATATATATTTATGTATATTATTTATTTAATTAGAATACATTAATAAATAAAAATTAAAATTGATTTTAATATTATTAATCTTAAAAATGAGAAACAAAATTGTAGAGCTTTATGAACTGCAATTGTATAAGTTACTCAAAACAATTGAAATTAAAAAAAAAATAAATTATAATACTTTATATAATAAAGTAAATAGTAATCTACTTAATCTGAAAACAATTAAGTTAGAAGAAACACAAGATACTTCTATTTTAATAGAAAATAAATTAAATTATTTATTGAATGATGTACCAGATTTTATAATTAGAAATAAAACATTAAAAAGTATGACCGAAAACTTTATTATTCTTTGTAAAAAAGATAATATCGATACTTATTCTATAAATGAAGATAATTTTAATTCAATGTTGATTTCATATATTAAAAATCAGATTTAAATTATTTAGTCAGGTTCTTTAAAGATGTTAGTTTTTTTGTTGGAGAGTATGTTTTCTGAAATAAAACACCAGTATATAATTTATTAAATTCAAACTCAAAATCAGTTTCATGTTGAAGCCCCTTCAATTCTCCAAAATGTCGTGTATTTTTAATAGAAGAATTAGAAGAATTAATGGATTCCATATCATTACTATATAATTTTATATTATATTTACCTAATTCACTCTCCAATCTTTCAATAGTCATAAATCGTTCTTCCATATATTTACTATTTGCAGTTTTAAATTTAACATCTATCAAATCGGAATTACTATTTTTTCTTAAACTCCAGAATTTACCACCAACTTCATCTTTAGTTCCTAATAAATTAAGAACCTTTATTTTTTCCATAAAAGTACATATAAACATACCCCCCTGTTTTAATTGTAAATCTATATACTTACAAAATATTTCTAAATCTATATAATGAATAGCAAATTGACAACTTATTAGTTCAAATTGCTCACTCGTAAATAAATCTATATTTATATTTTTTAACATATTTATATCTTTTAACATATTTAATTCATATTTTGTTCTTTCGGCAAAATCTGAATTGTTATCTTCTAAAATTCCGTCTCCAAAATCATGTTGTAAATTGGTCATTATTTGTGTGTAACTGTTTTCTAAATTACTATCTGTTTTATTATAATTATTTAAATCACCTGTCATAAAATAAGCAGTATTATTCTTATAAATATCAGGTATATCATCTGATACAACTTCATTTTTCATATAATCATTTTTCATTCCTATAAATCTTCCACGTGATCTATTATCATTTCCAACTGAGTCAATATATTCAATACTTTTACTGTCAATATCAATTCCTAAAATAAATTTAACACCCTTATTATGTAGCTTATCTGGAGTTATAATACCGTCATGAAAATTAGTAGATATATATTTTGCAATATCACCACCTCGTCCGCATCCTATTTCTAATACTTTAATATCAGTTTCATCATTTTTTTTCAAAATTGTTACAGCATCATTTATTAAATCTCTTTTTACTGAATTGTTAATCTTTTTCAATTTTTTTTCGGATTCTATATTAGTTCTACTTCCGTCCTCATCTCCATAATATGCATTAGGTCGTGTAACATATTTTTTTAAGTTCTCAAGTTCAGTTATTGTTATATTATTTAAAAATGTTTCTTCTATCGGATTAAATGAATGTCCCAATATATCATTTACTACTGTGAAATCATTTGCTAAACCAGCAATACTATCCTTTAGCATATATTCAATTGTTTTATCATATCTTATTTTTTCCAATTCAAAATATTCTTTTTCAGGGTTATATACAATCTCTATTATTTTATTATTTAATGAGTCATAATCAATTTCCTCATCTAATCCCATTTTCATCACAGGTTTTTTATGTAAATCCACAATATATGGTTTAGTACACATTATTTGACTTTTTACAGGAAATTGTTTTCTTCTATTATTATTCTTAACTATATAAGAACAATATAAGATTTTATCTAGTAATAATACATCTATACTATTTTGTTTTAATGGTTTATATTTCAGAATTGACATGTCTTTTATATTCTTCATATGACTTAATCCATCATTATACATAAATATTACTCCATCTATTTTATAATCAGTTGCCTCTGCGGTATTTGTAAATTCGCTTATATTTTTATACTCTTTAATAGAGCATCTAATATATTTTTTTTCCTCTATATATGACACACATTTCTCAGTATTTATTTCATTTTCATTATTAATCTCATTATTTAATTCATTCATTAATGTAATTCTTTCTTCTAATGTTTTAGAATAAGCAACTGTATTATTCTTCATATAAATATCAAAATATTTATACTCATATTTTCTATCAATAATTATTAATTCTCCATCTAACACAGTTTCTTTAAATTTATCTGATAACAATTGAAGTCCAGTCTTAATTACATTATTATTACTATTTATTAAATAAATTTTTAATTCTTTATCTATAAACATATAATATCTTTCTCCATCCGCTTTTTCAGTTATCTTATATATTTCACTTATTTCTTTTGTTTTCTTACTACCTTCGATAGTTTCATTACCTGTTTTTTTTAACATATGTATTATTGTATTTTTTGTTAATGAAACAGGTTTAGGTCCAATTTTAATATTATGACTTCTAAATGATTGTAAGAATGTATCTTTTTCCAATACCATTTTACAAGAACTTATTATTTTTAAAGATTCATTTTTATTAATATTAAAATAACCCTCATTTATAATTTGGTTACATATTGTCATATCTTTTATCATATTTTTTAATACGTCCATCGTTAATACCTCTTTTGACGTATATTCTATTTCCAATTCTATATCTTCTATCTGTTTATCAAGATTTGCTAGAAAAATATTTTGTTCTTTACCCATTTTAACTAATGTAATGTCAATCTTATATCTGTCGAATATATATGTAATTCTTTTCTTATATCTATATGTCTTTAGTACCTTATTAAATGAAGACATAAATAAAGTTTTCTGAACTTCATCCGTAATTTCTTTTTCTGTTTTTAAATTTATTTTCGCATCAATTGAGTTTAATTCCACACTACTGATAAAAGTTTTCTCTTCTAAATCATATTTATCAGGAAAATTAGCTTGGTTTTTTTCAATATTTAACCTTTCAATATTACAATGATCTTGTAAAATATCATAATCGGCTTTAATGCTTAATCTCTTATTCTTATCTGTTAATAAACTAATATCTAGTATATATTGCGTCGCTGATTTAGTAGATTTATTATTAAAATACGAATTAATTTTTTTTAATGTTTTCTCATTAATTTTTTTTTTATTTTTAAATAATATTTCAAATTCTATAGAGTCACCCATATTCTCATTATAGGTTTCAATTATTTTATTTAATTCTGCTATAGGAAGAACTATTTGATTATTCATCTAATATATAATATTATATTATATTATTAAATCAATTTTATATCATTTTATTTCATTTCATTTCATTTATTATTATTATTTATTATTATTTATTATTATTTATTATTATTTATTATTATTTATTATTATTTATTACTATTACTATTACTATTATCATTATTATTATTTATTATTATTTATTACTATTATCATTATCATTACTTAGTATTATTACTATTATCATTATCATTTATTAAATACAGTTTTAATTCTTCAAATAGATCAGTTTTTTTTTTATATAATTTTCTATCACTTATATACTTGTAAATATCTATGGAATAAATTTCACATATTTCTTGTAATTTAGATAATGTATAATTTTTTAATCTATTTATCTGTTTTAGTTCTTTATTCGTTAATTCTTTTTTATTATTAAATACTAATTTATTATCTGAACTAAAGTAATCTAATATTTTTATAACATCTAGGTCTTTAAATATATTATATATTTTATCTTTTTCTACTAAATAAATAGGTGCAAAAATATTAATTGATGTCTCTACTAAAAATATACTTGAAATACTACTATTATACGAACCTACAAAACGATATTTACTATCTTTTAAAATTATTATATTTAATTCTAAATAAATTGAAATATATTTATATATATTTTCATCACATTCTTCGTTATTTATTAATTTTGAATATATATTATTTTTCTCAAATCTTAATATATTAGGAAAATCAGTATATAGTTTTTTTTGAATTAAGTCATTTGCTAATTTTTTAGAAAAAACATTTACATTTGATTTTATATCATATTTAGGACTATTATATAAATCTATATCGATTATTCTTAATATCGCTTCCAATATACAATAACTATTTTTTATATTCACACTATTAATAAGTTTATATATATTTTCATAATTCATTATTATATTATCTATATTATCTACATATTGATATATTTCTATATCATTTATTTATTCTGAACCAAATCATTTTTATCAATATATGTTACTAACCCCTCTAGTTCTTTCAATATTTCTTCAGATACTGTATTTAGATTCACAAAAACACCATTATTGTTCTTCATTATTTTAATATTTTCTTTTTTTATTATCTTATAAATCTCTATATTTTGGTCAATATCTAATTCTAATGAATTTATTTTTGATATTAATGAATTTATTCGGTCCATTTATATATTTATATATATATATATAATCATTTCTAAATAAATTAGATTTAATTGTAATTGGAATTAAGTCTAATCTTGCTCACATAATAATATTAGTATTTTTAAATGTTTCCAAATAGTTTCTTTATCTTCGTCTTTTGTAGTTTTCCATATAGCATTCAAATCTAATTCATTATCAAATAAATGATTTTGGAATAAACCCATTACATCATCATTTTCACTATTTATTTTTTCTCTATGTTGATATATATATTCATAAAAAATATTAATAACAATATGTTTATCCATTAATAACCCTAATTTTATATTATTACGATAATTAGTTATTTGTTTTCTTATTTTTTCATCTACTACAATTGATTTTAAAAATTTCAAATATTTATTTATTTGTTCATTAAATATTATAATATTTCTAGAACTTATTTTTAACATTTATATTAATTATGTCATATATTTTTAAATCTTTTAATGCGTATAATCTTTAATTATTTTATTTATAATTATTACATATGGACATATTATTAATTTATAGTAATAAATGCAAACATTCGCAAAATATTAAAAATTATAAAATCTTTAATGAAATAGATAAATTAAATATTGATAACAAAAATGAAATAAAACAATTACCGAAATATGTTAAGTCTGTGCCCACATTAATTATAAAAAAAAATGAAAAAATAACAATCTTAAAGGATAAAGATTTATTGCAATGGATTCAAATAAATTCAAACAACACTAATTCAGTATATAATAATAATACTACTAAGGAAGAAAAGTGTGAGGTAAATGAATGTAATACTTTAGTAAATGATAAATTTTCGTCAGATTTCTCTTTTATTGATTCAAAATCTGATAATTTATTAGAGAATTTTTATAGTAGTATAGATAATAATACCGTTATAGACACACCAAGTACTGAAAATACCAAACAAAACAAAACTCTAGATAATGATTTTGAAAAACTAATACAGGAAAGAAATAATGAATTTAAATCAATAGATAGACACTAACTTATAAAGAATTAATAAATTTTTTTATATTTTTTACTATTGGATTATCTTTTTTACTATAATCCTTATCTATATAATATTTTTTAAACCATTTTGCGTATATTTCTAATTGAATTATAGTTATATCAGCAATAAATAATGGAGGAAGGGGAAACGAATGACTTAACATCATATCAGTTAATCTTTCCAATTCTTTTGCATTTGGTATCCATAAACCAAATGGATCACTTGGATTCATAAAATTTGGCGGTGTTCTAATATGAAAATTCTCATCTTCACCTAATGGTATCCAAACAAATGAAGATGTGATTACTGGTTCAAATGGGTTTGGTGTATATTTTCTTTGAAGCCATAAAAATGTTAAAAAACCTTTACCATTTTCAGTTATTAATTGATCAATCCTTCTTTGAAGGGCATTTTGTTTATATGTTTTCTTTATTTTTACATTTTGTTTTCCGATTATTTCATTCTGCTTTTTTTTATCTCTTTTCAATGCCGCCTCTTTTTCAGGACCGTCTGGCATATTTTCCGAACCGTCCCCTCTTTTTTCATTTATTGGAGGACCGTTCTCAAAGTTCTTTGGGTCATTGACTTCAACTTTTCTTCTTTCCTTTTCTATCTGCATTTCTATCATTTTTTTTTTTTCTCTCTCACTCTCTTCTTTTATCTTTAAAGCTTCTTTTCTCGCTCTCTCTGGTTCTCTTTCTTTCTCAATTCTATGTCTCTCTTTCACCTGCTCCGCTTGTCTCACGATATCTCTATCTTTCTCTAACTTTTTCTCTTCCCATTCTTTCATCTCTGCTTGCATTTTGTCTTCCTTTTCTTTTGCCTTATCTCTTTCAAGAGACCCTCCCTCACTATTGGCTATTTTTATATTATTTTTATTTAAATTTATTATTATTATTATTAAAAATCCTAAAAAAAAAATTACTCTCATTAATTATAATATAAACACATATTATATTTTTTTAATTATTTTTTTCAGTTTCTTCTATTGTATCTAAATATTCCATTTCATCACTTAAATTTAATAAATCATTTAATTTAATAGTATTCAATGTATTTAATGAACTTAGAAAACCAAACATAACTAATATAGATATTTCTATATTATTTGTTGAAGTATAAAATATAATTATTAATATTAATAATTTGATAATTGAATTATCAAATAACACAATTAATTCATTATTTAATTTAAATGATATAAATATTATATAATATATCAAAAAAACCTTTATTATATTCATAAATATATTATTATTAAATAGTGTTTCTAAATTAGTATTAATAATCTGAAACATATATTAATATATTATATTTTTATTATATTTTTATTATATTTTTATTATATTTTTATTATATTTTTATTATATTTTTTTTATATTTTTTTTATATTTTTATTATATTTTTATTATATTTTTATGTTTTTATTTTTATGTTTTTATTTTTTTATTTCTTTGTTTTTGTTATTTTAGAAACCTCTTTATATTCCCTATTATTATACAAAAATTTTACAATCTCATTTGTTTTTGTTTCATCTCCGAAATACGCATTAAATAAATTTATTAATGTTTTTTTTGAAAGACTTTTATATACCTTTGTTTTATTATATTTTATTTTACCTCCACCCATTTGTGGATTTACATTAATAAAATCTATTTCTTTTTTTTCCATAAACGGTATTAAAGCATTTTTAGTCTTTTTTAATTTATCCATTAATGTTTTCTTTGCCTCATTTATTTTTATTAAATCTGTTTCATATTTTACACACATATTTACTAATTTCTTTATTATAGTTATATCATCACCACCATTAATTGTATTATTTATAGTAGATTCATTATTTTCACTATCGGTTGATAAATCATTTATTGAATTCATATTATTATACTCTGTATCACTTTCGCTATTTGTTTCATAATGACTCATTTTTTTCTAATAATTATTAATTGTTAATTATATTTTAAATAAATTATTTTGAATATTCTATATTACCCATACCTTTATCTATTTTTAATATATTATAATTTACAGCATATACTCTTATATTACATTTTCGTTGTAATTCTACAGATTCCTTAGTTAGTGTAAATAATAATTGCGATGTATCTACTTTAGAAAAATTACATGTTCCAGATGGTTGATGGTCTTCAGGATATAATGAAAATGAATATACATTAATTCCAGTACTTGGTATATTTGTATGATGTTGATATGGTTGAATGAAATTAAAATATTTTCCATCACGTAAAGAAAAACGATCATGTCCATTTATTTGTATTTTTCCCGACACAATAGGTGAATTACCCTTGTCAAATAATGCTAAATTTACAGAACCAGAAGACAGTGTTTCAGAATGTATTGATTCGGTCGAAATACTATGAAAACCTGTATTTGATAATGCCGTTGTGTTTGAACCCTGTCCACTTAATGGGGCTATTATAGAATTTGAATTACCATCATTTATAGTTACTCCATTATTTGTTATAGGTAACCCCCACGATATATTATTTGAATTGCCACCAGTCATTCCTCCACCCATTGGATCATTCGGAGTGCCACTAAAATAAGTAGTATCAATACTATCAGTATAATTATAGAATTGTGGACCCCCTAAATTATTAGTATATGTTAAATCTATATTAGAAATAGGTTGAATAACCCACGCTAATTCTTTTATAGGATGATTAAAATTCAATTTTATTTTATTTGTTTGTGTATTTAATATTTCTTGACCGTTATATTGTAATTGTTCAATCAAATATTCATGACTATTTTGCGCAAATGTTCGCCTTTCTTCTGTATCTAAATATATATAATCTACAAATAATGAAGCATTTACTAATGTAGGTGGAGTTAATTTATATTTACCCATCGACCAACAACAAGCATTATGATCATTTAATTCTACTATTATTTTTACATCATTATACTGTAATGCTATTAATGGTAAAGCTAATCCTGGATTTTTACAAAACCAAAACTGTAAGGGAATATATAAAGTAGTTTCAGGTATTGTAGAACTTGATTTATCGGTATTATTATTACCTTGAACAACCTGTGTTAATCTTGGAACATTACCAACCATATTAGCATAACCACTTTTTTTTCCTGATTTTTGTGATAATTCATTCCAAATATGTAACCATTCACCATAATGTTCGTCAATAATTTGACCCCCTATTTCAATATGTATTTTTTTTATAATATTATGACCTAACCAATTTAACCACCTAAATTTATTAGATGAACTTGTTTCGCAATCTATTTTAGGTAATTTTACAGATAAATATATTTTATAAATTAAATCTCCATTTTTTGAAATTACACAATTTAATTTGCGTCCAAAATCTACAGTTCCATTAAAATGTTGTTCAATCGATTCCATTGAAAAATTTGTATGTTGTTTATGAACCATTTTAAAAAATGTTATTTGGGGATTTCCTGTTAAAAAAACGTCTTGTTGACCTTTTACTACTAATTGCATTAAACCTCCCCCCATATCTATATTTATTTATATATATAAAAAAATATGCTTAAATGTATTTTATTATATATAAATAAATAAATATACAATTAATATATTATTTAATGAACACTTCTTTTAATTATAAAAAAAAAAATAGAAAAACTACTAAAAATATAAACACCCTAGATTATTTACATAATAAAAAAATAGAATTAATTAATAATAAAAAAAAAAATCTAAAAACATATAAAAAAGAATTAGAAGATGTTCAAAAAAAATATAATAATATTTGCTCAAAAACAAATCTAACTGAAACAGAATTAGATACGAAATTTAATTTATATGACCAAATTAATGCCTTCAAAAAGTCTATTAAATTTATAGAAGAAAACAAAGAAGAGGAAGAGTACCTATTAGATGTAGGTAACATTTTATTTGAATATTATAGTAATGATACACTACCTGATACATTGGATAATATTAATAAAGATACTGATATTATTAATAATGACATTACTTCAAATCCACCAATTAAATCATTATTAAATTATTTTGATAAAAAATGTATTGTTAATAATGTTTCAACAAGAGGACAATTATTGGATGATTATCTGAATATTATCGATAATACATATGAATCAAAAAAAAATAAAATTATTGAAGAAAATGTTTGTATTAAATGTAATAATAAAATTAACATAAATTATATAGAAGGAATTTCTATTTGTGTTCATTGTGGAGAACAATATAATATTTTAATAGATTCAGATAAACCTAATTATAAAGAACCAACATATGAATCTAATTATTTTGCTTATAAGCGGATAAATCATTTTAATGAATGGTTATCACAATTTCAAGCAAAAGAAAGTACTGATATATCAAGTGAGATTATTGAAAAAATATTATTAGAACTAAAAAAAGAACGTATTTTAAATGTTGCTAATATTTCTAATAATAAAATTAGAGAAATTCTTAAAAAATTAAAATTAAATAAATTCTATGAACATATTCCATATATTATTAATAAAATTAATGGTAAACCACCTCCCACAATAACAAAAGAAATGGAAGAAAAATTAAGATTTATGTTTAAAGAAATACAAGGACCATTTGAATTACATTGTCCTAAAAATAGAAAAAATTTTTTATCTTATTCATATGTTATTCATAAATTCATTCAATTATTAGACATGGATGAGTATTTAATTCATTTTCCTTTATTAAAAAGTAGAGAAAAATTATATCAACAAGATAAAATTTGGAGAAATATTTGTACAGAATTAAGTTGGCAATTTATTAATAGCATCTAAATTAACAATTAAATTTCCCAAACTCTGAAAAATCATCTTCATTAAAAGGTTCTAAATAACTTGAATTATTTAAATTTAATTTTAAATCGTCGAATTGTGTTTTTTTTTTTTCTTTAATAACATCTTTTTTACACATATCATCCCATGCCTTTACTGGTGTATTTTTTAATTCCTCTTCGTCTATTTCACCATCTATTTCGTCATCTATTTCACCATCTATTTCGTCATCTATTTCGTCATCGTCCGTTCCTTCATTCTCTTTCGCAATCATATTTGTATTTTCAATATCATCTAAAATAACTCTTTTATTATTATTTGTTTTTTTATTATTTTTCTCTTCTTCCATTAATCTCATTATAAATGTATTATTTTCCTGTTGATTTAATTCAATATCGTCTTTACCTGGTCGTTTAATTATTTTTCCAAAATTATTTTCTTTTTTTTCTTTTATATCTGTTTTATTAACTTTCATACTTTCTAACTCATTTGATATAGCATCTATTCTTGCTTGTTCATTTTTTATTTCATTATTTATATTATTTATATTATTTATATTATTTTCCTCAACTCCTCCATATAGTTTTTTTTCATTAAAATTAACTATATTATCTAATTTATTAAAATTAACTATATTATCTAATTTATTATTACATAATAAATATACAATAATAAATAATAGAAAACAAATTATTATTATACATATATTTAATTTACTCATTATATTATATTATAATATATTATAATATAATAATATAACATTTTATAACTTATTTTTTGAGATATGAAACCCTATACACGGTTTTTATTTAATATTTAATATATTATATTATTATAATGAGTAATATTCAATTAAAAAAATTTGATATGTCCTCGATTAAACCTGATAAAGTTATCGTATTGATTGGGAAACGTGAAACAGGAAAATCATTTTTATGTAAAGATTTACTATATTATCATAAAAATATTCCAGTTGGAACAGTTATATCTGCTACTGAAAGTGCTAATTGTTTTTATGGAAATATTATCCCTAGTATTTTTATTCATGATGAATATACACCGGAAACCATTCAGAATGTTTTAAAAAGACAAAAAACTGTAAAAAAACATATGCGAAATGAATTAGCACAAAACGGGCATACATCGATTAATCCTAATGCGTTTCTTATTTTAGACGATTGTTTATATGATGCTAGTTGGGCAAAAGATAAAAATATTAAAACGTGTTTTATGAATGGACGTCATTGGCATATTTTGTTTATTATTACTATGCAATATCCACTTGGTATTCCTCCAAATTTAAGAACTAATATTGATTATGTTTTTATTTTACGAGAAAATATTGTTTCTAATAGAAAACGTATATACGATAATTATG